CCAGCTGCGCGCTGGGCATCTGCAGGGCGTCGTCGACGTCGAGCACGTCACGCGAGTCGTTTCGGCGGCGCCGATCGGGTCGGATAAGCCAGCGGCTGCGGCGCCGAAGCCGTCGGCGCAACAGCTCGCTACGCGGGCCCAGGCTTACCAGGCCGAGCAGAGTAAGATCGGCAACAAGATCTCGGTGTCGCAGGCCGTCATCCACATCGAGCAGCTCGGCTGACAGCCAAGCTCCCGGAAACCAGGCCGCGAAGTCGGCGGCCGATCATCGCCACGAACAGGAGACACCCATGGCGAATAATGGCCTGACGAAAAGCCACACGGCGGAAGCGGCGATTTCCGCGAATCGCTTCGTGAAACCCGGCGCGGCCGATTATGGCGTTCTCGCCGCGGCGGCCGCGACAGACAAGATTATCGGCATCACGACCGAGATCGACGCGGCCACCGGAGAGCGCACCGATGTCGTGCTGGAAGGCATCGCCGATTTGAAGCTCGGCGGCACGGTCGCGCGCGGCGACATGCTGACCTCGGACGCGGCGGGGCAGGGCATTACCGCGACGCCGGCCGCCGGGGCCAACGTTCGCATCGGCGCGATGGCGATGATCTCCGGCGTGATCGGAGACGTCATCCCGGCCAAGATCGTGCAGAGCACTCTGCAGGGCTGATCTTCCGCGAGACATCTGAGCAGCGATGCGCCGCCGGCCGAGCTCGCCGGCGGCGTTTTCATTTGTACAGGGTAGAGGGTGGCGCGCCGCGCCGCTGCTCGGATAATTCGAAACAAAGGGATTATTAAATGGCCTCAGCGCCCTTCGTCGTCCAGCAGCGCCTCACGGCGATCACGCTGGCCTACCGCAACCAGGACTTCATCTCCGACCTTGTTCTTCCGCGCATCAACGTCGACGCGTCAGCCTTCAAGTGGTCAAAATATACGTTCGCGGACGGGTTCACGATTCCGGATACGCGGGTGGGCCGCAAGTCGGCGCCGAACCAAATCGACTGGAGCGCGACCGAGCAGACCGATTCGGTGGTCGACTACGGGCTCGACGATACGATTCCGAATGCGGACATCGATAACGCCAAGGCAGCGCAGGCTGTGCAGGGCACCACGGGAGTCGACCCGGAAGCGCGTTCGACCGAGCTGCTCTCGGACCTTGTTCTTCTCGACCGCGAGAACCGTGTTGCACAGACGATGTTCAATCTGAACACCTATCCCGCCGCGCAACGGACGACGCTGGCCGGTACGGCACAATGGTCTGATACCGCGAACTCCGATCCGCTCGGCGCCATTGTCGACGCGCTCGACAACTGCATCATCCGCCCGAACGTCGGCGTATTCGGCCAGCAAACCTGGTCGAAGCTGCGGCGCCATCCGAAGGTGACAGCGGCGGTTTATCCGACAGGCGGCAATGCGACCGGTGGTGGCTCGATGGTATCGCGCCAAGCGCTGGCCGATCTGCTCGAGCTCGACGAGATCGTCGTCGGCAAGTCCTGGTACAACTCCGCCAAGCCGGGCCAGGCGGCGACAATGTCCCGGCTGTGGGGCAAGCATGCCTCGTTCATCTATCGCGCGCCGCAGATCATCTCTGCGCAAGGCACGGTGACCTTCGGCTTCACGGCACAGTGGGGCGACCGCATTTCCGGCACGGTCAGTGAAGACTCAAGCGTCGGCTTGCGCGGCGGCACGCGTGTCCGCGTCGGCGAGTCCGTGAAGGAGGTGATCTGCGCGAACGACGCCTCGTATTTCTTCCAGAACGCGGTCGCGTAGCAGCGCGGAGACGCCGGTCCGCCGGCGACTCCAGATCTGCTTCATCAATCGAGAGGAGAATGGAAGTGGCAAAAGCTTCGAAGAAAAAGACCGGTCTGGTCGCGACCGGTAACGTCGACGTCGGCATGATCGAGGATGGCAGGAATGTCGTGAAGTCGTTCAAGGCCGGCGAGGACGTCGATCTTGGCGACGATCAGGACACCATCGACAATCTGATCAAGCTCGGTGCGATCAAGCGCGATGCACAGGAGGCATTGCCAGCGCCTGGCCCGACCGACCCTGAGAAGGCTGCCGCCGATCAGCAGCGGCAGGACGCGCAGAAGACCTATGATGCGTCGCCAAAGCTGAAGCTGCAATTCGCGGCGTTCGACGACTATTTCGCCGCACTGACCGCCGCGAAGTAACCAGACCGATGCCTGTCGAGTCCACAGCCGATCGCGCCGTGTTCGTCAATCCCGACGAATTCGGCGCGGTCGCGATCTATACGGCAGCGGGTGGAGCGGCAAGCCTGCCGTTCGCCGGCCAGTTCGACGATCCGTCGATTGCTGCCGATATGAACGACGCGCCGTCGATCGACGCGCGGCCGACGTTCCTCTGCCGCGCGATCGACCTGCCGTTGGGCGCGAGCGGCGACGCCGGCGACAGCTTGCAGGTGGCGGCCGAGGGCACTTTCGAAGTCGTGTCGATCGAGCCGGACGGCACTGGCATGGTGCTGTTGCGGTTGGGAGCTGCGAGCTGATCATGGTGACCGTGAGCTACAAGGTCGACGCCAGCGACATCATGCGCAATATCCGAGCGCTCGCGGCCGACGATGCGCCGATGGTGACGGCCTACGCGTTGACCAAGACCGGCCAGGACATCAAGGTTGCCGAGGTCGACTCCATGAAGGAGGTGTTCGACCGGCCCAGCCGGTTCACGCTCAACTCGCTGTATCTGAAGACTGCGACCAAGCGCGACCTGGTCGCCGAGGTGTTTTTCAAGGAGGGCTTTGGCTCGGTGCCGGCCTGGCGCTATCTCGGCCCGCAAGTCGAGGGCGGGTCGCGCGTCCACAAGTCGCACGAGAAGAGGCTGATCGCCGCCGGCCTCATGAAGTCAGACGAATACGCTGTGCCGGGCAGCGGCGCCAAGCTCGACGGCTCCGGCAACATGTCAGGCCCGACGATCGTTCGCATCCTGTCGCAAGTACAGGCTGCGGAGACGTCGGCGGGTGTCACTGCCAACGCCACGGCCAAGTCACTGAAGCGCGCCAAGAAGCGCAACGTCGGGCGCTACTTCGTGCTGCGGCCGGACGGATCGGGCCGGGCAGGCCGCAATGTCGCGCCCGGCATCTATTTCCGGGCCGGCCCTGCCGACATGGTCCCGGTGATCCTGTTCGTTCGGCAGCCGCGCTACAAGAAGCGGTATCCGTTTTTTGAGGTTGCGGAGAAGACGTTCAACGGCCGCCTGCTGGCGAACGCGCAGGCCGGCTTCGAGCGCTTCGTCAGCTCCAAGCTGCCGAAGGCCGCGTGATGCCGGACCACATGCGCAAGCAGATCCGTGATTACCTGGCCGGCCACCTTGCCGGCCTGCCGACGACCGGCGACCGCGTGCACGTCGGTCGCACTCGGGCGCTCGCGAAGGACCATCCGCCGACGCTGCTGATCTACATGCGCAGTGAGACGTCGAGCCGCGTGGTCAATGGCGCGCCGCCGAAACAGGAGCGGAAATGCACGCTCTTTGTCGAGGGGCGGACGTCGACCGCAGGCGTGCCAGATGACCTTCTCGATCAGATCGCGCTCGAGGTCGAGGGGCGTGTCGCATCCCTGATCTCGTACATCGTGCCGGTTCGCTTCTTTGGCGGGCTGGCACAGAACGTCCAGCTCGTGGGCACTGAATTGATGGCAGAGGCGGACAGCCAGAAGCACATCGGCGGTGTCCGCCTCGAGTACAGCCTGACCTACCGCGTCAACGAAGGCGCGCCGACAGCGGCCGTCTAAGTCGTTTTTCTAACCACCAGGAGCGAACATGACGACAGAAGCTGATATCGGCTTTGGCACCGCCTTCAAGACGGGCAACGGAGCCGACCCCAACGAGATCTTCACGGCGATGGCCGAGGTCACCAACATCACACCGCCAGGGATGTCGCGGGATACTGTCGATGTTACGCATGAACAATCGCCGGAAGCCTGGCGCGAGTTCATCGCCGGACTGAAGGACGCCGGCGAAGTTTCGATCGACATGAATTTCGTGCCCGGCGGGACCGATGCGGCCGCTTTGATGGCGGAGTTGTCGTTGACCGGAAAGGCCGCGAAGAAGAATCGGAAGATCGTCTTTCCCGACGGCTCCGAGTTCGCCTTCAAGGCGATTCTGACCGGCTATGAGCCGGATGCGCCGATCGACGACAAGATGAGCGCGTCCGTCACCTTCAAGGTGTCGGGCAAGCCGACGCTGACCGCAGGAGCATAGGCCGATGGGCAATCCCTTGAAGGGCGCGGTCAGGTTCGACCGCGACGGCCACCCGGAATATCTCTCCTATTCGGCAGAGGCGCTGTACCACCTCGAGCGCGAACTCGGCGAGAAGACCATGAACCTGATCGCGCTTTTCCAGGATCAGGAAAAATTCGACATGAAGACTCTGCGGACGGTATTCTGGGCTGGACTTCTGGACACGCATCCGGAGCTGGAGCTCAAGGATGTCGGCCCGTTCTTCAGATGCCTCGGCGCGATCGAGGCTATGACGCTGGTCTCGCGCGCGGTCACCGGCGCTTTCGTTGATACGGATGCGCCGCAAGCGCAGGGGGCGGCTACGGGCCCTCGCACGCCGGACCAGGCGCGGACTGGGACTGGTTCGGCCTCCTAGACCAGTGGTTGTCGCACGGTCTGGATGATGACGCGTTTTGGCGCAAATCACCGCGCCAGATCGTTGCGATCCTCCGCGGCCGCGAAGCGGCGCTGATCCGCGCTCACAACGAGCGCGCCTGGCTTGCCTGGTACACAGCGTACCTGCCGCGCATGAAGAAACCGGTCAAGCTGGAGCGGTTGCAGGTGCGCCAGGGCCGGCCGCCCCGGCCGCCGCAGACCTGGCAGCAAATGAAGGCGATGGCGCAGCTGATCACGGCTGCGTTCGGCGGCGAGGTCATTCCGAAGACCGACGCCGCGGCTTCGAAGGATCACCCCTGACATGCCATCCATCCTCGGCGCGCTGAAGATCATCCTCGGCGCGGACACTTCCGACCTCGACAAAGGTCTCAAGAACTCCGAGTCCAGCATCGCCAGTTTCGGCAAGACCGTCGGCCTCGGCCTGGCGGCGGTGGCGGCGGCCGCCGTCGGCGCCGGCGTCGCGCTGGCGGCGTCGATGAAGGGCGTGATCGACAGTGCCGATACGCTCAACAAGGCGTCGCAGAAAATCGGCATGTCGACTGAGGATCTGTCGAAGCTGAAATATGCTGCCGACCTGGCGGACGTGTCGAGCGAATCGCTCGGCAAGTCGATGGGCAAGCTGTCGAAGGCCATGGCATCGGCGGCGTCGAGCAGCACCAGCGATGCCGCGATGGCGTTCAAGGCCGTGGGCGTCGAGGTCAAGAACACCGACGGCACGCTGCGTAGCCAGTCGGAGGTGTTGAAGGACGTCGCCGAGAAATTCCAGGGCTACACGGACGGGGCCGGCAAGACGGCGCTGGCGATCGCGCTGTTCGGCAAGGCCGGCGCGTCGATGATCCCGCTGCTCAACGAAGGCCGCGACGGGCTGCAGGAGGCGGCCGACGAGGCCACCAAGTTCGGCCTGGTGCTGGACAAGAAGACGACGATGGCCGCGTAGGCCTTCAACGACAATCTGCTGCGGATGGACAAGATCAAGCAGGGCCTGGTCACCACCATCACCGCCAAGATGCTGCCGGCACTGGAGGAGATGTCGCAGGGCTTCCTCGACAGCCGCAACAACACGGCTTGGTTCAACGACGTCGCTGACAAGCTAGCGACAGCGATGAACGTGGTTGTCTCGGTCGGCATGACGCTGATCACCACTTGGCAGCGGATCTTCGCGACGCTCAGTGACGTGCGCCAGGCCATGGTGCTGCTCGGGCAGGGCGAGTTTAGCGCGGCGCTCGACAAAATGAAGGTCTCCGGCGAGCAGACCGTCGCGGCGTTCAGCGACGTCAAGCGCGGCGTCGAGGATCTGTGGGCGGCCACCCGGTCAGGCGATATGAGCGCGACCTGGGGCCAGCAGTCGCTGGTGCTGAAGGGTCTGTCGAAGGAGGTCGAGATCTATGGCGAGGCCTGGACCAAGGTCAGTGCGCCTGTCGTGAAAGCCGCTGATGAAGGCAAGAACGCGCTGCAGAAGTTTCTAGAGACGCAGGCCAAGACCACGGCCGGGCGTCAGGCCGAAGCGGACTCGATCGGCAAGACGGTCGGCGAGCAGGAGAAACTGAAGATCTCCTACCAAGCCACGGCAATCGCGGCGGCGGCGCACATCACCATCAGCGAGCAGATGCGCGCCAGCATCGCGGCCGCGGGCGACGCCGCGGCGCTGGCGGCGATGAAGGTCGCGGGCGCGCAAGCCGCCGTTACGGCGATGAATCCGACGCAGCAGTTCGAAGCGCAGATGACCCAGCTGCAGCAGCTCTACAACGCCGGCGTCATCACGCTGGAAACTTTCAACGAGCGGCAGAAGCAGATCGCGGAGAGTATGAACGCGACCTGGGCGCAAGCCGGCGAGTCGATGGCTGGCAGCTTCGCCGCGATCGCAGGCGCCTTCGGCAAGGAGAGCTCGGCAATGGCGACGGCGGCAAAGGTGTTCGGCGTGATCCAAGGCACGATCTCGATGTACACCGGCGCCGCCAAAGCGCTGGAGCTGCCGTTCCCGGCCAACATCGCAGCGATGGCTGCGGTGCTTGCCAAGGGCGCACAGATGGTTGCCAGCATCAAGAGCCAGCAGGTGCCGACCGGAATGATGACCGGCGGCTCGATGATGGTGCAGGGCGGCGGCGGCCCGGATTCCGTGCCGGTCAATCTGATGGCTTCGCCCGGCGAGCAGATCGACATCTGGCGTCCCGACCAAGGCGGCGGCGGCGATCCGCGGAAGGGCGGATCTGCGCAGCCGGTCTATTTGTCGGTGCCTGCGGTGACCACGCGCGACGCGCTGCGCGAGATCATCGACGGGCTGAACGGTATGTTCCGCGACGGCTACAAGCTCGACGTGACGCCAGCCTGATGCTCGTCATTTCCACAGCGGCGGTTCTCGCCGCATCGCCGGCGGACGATCCCGATCGGCCCTGGGTCGGCTGGCATACGGTACTGACATCGTCGTCGGTGGCGGCCTCGAGCGAGAGCCCGTCGTTCCCGGCGTCGAACCTCGTCAACCCGGCGACCCATCTCGATTGGCGCTCGCTCACGACGGTCGAGCAGTATCTGACGGTGACAACGGACGAGGTCGACGCGATCGACTATGTCGGCATTGCCAGGCACAACCTTGCCTCGGCGGCGATCCCGGTCTCGATCGAGGGACTGATCAACGGCATCTGGACCGAAATCGTCGAGGCGGTGCTGCTGCCCGACGATGGCCCGGCGATGTTCCGGTTCGCGGCGCAATCGCTGTCGCAGGTTCGGGTGCGGCTGCAGGCGGGCACCATCGCGCCGCAGATGGCCGTGCTCTATGTCGGCCGCATGCTGGTGCTCGAGCGCAAGATCTATGCCGGACACACGCCGCTGCCGCACGCGCGCAAGACCAGCATCGTCAACAACCGCAGCGAGTCCGGCGTGTTTCTCGGCCGCATCGTGCTCGGCTCGTGGCGTGAGACCACGATCCCGCTGTCGCTGATCTCGCCCGACTGGTACCGCGCCGAGATGGAGCCGTTCGTCCAGGTGGCGCAGCAGGTGCCGTTCTTCTTCGCCTGGCGCCCCGCGAGCTATCCGCGCGAGGTCGGTTATGGCTGGCTGATGGACGATCCGACGCCGGTGCCGACGCCGCCGAGCAACCGTCTCGCCTTCGAGCTCAAAGTGTCCGGGATCGCCTGATGCTTCAGATGACATATGTCGAAATCGACCTGCCGGTGTGCAGCCTCACTTATGGTGTGGCGCCGTGCGCGGCGTCGATTCCGGCGACCGGCGACGCCAAGTGCTTCAACAGCCTGAAGACGTGCCAGGACCGCGCCCACTATACAGAAGAGCTGGTGACGCTACGGTTCGCCAGGCCGGCGGACTATCTGTCGCCCGACATCGACTGCATTCCCTCGATCTCGGATGTGTCTTATTCGCCGGCGGTTATCGCGCCCGGGCAGTCGCTCGGCGCGCGATCGACCCTGACGATCACCTTCATGGACCATCCGCATTCGGACACGGGGCCGGGCGGCGACAAGTACCTCTCCGATCGCGACTATGATCCGTATTCGCTGGGAACGTTCTGGGGCAAATTCCGGGCCCGGCAGCCGTTCCTGCGCGGCCGCGCGCTGCGTTGGCGCACCTTCCTGTTGTCCGACGGCGTCTTCGTCGACCTCGATACCCGTCACTTCGTCATCGACAGCTGCGACGGGCCGGGCGCGGACGGCAAGTTCACGGTCATCGCCAAGGATGTGCTCAAACTCGCGGATGGCGACCGCGCCCAGGCGCCGCTGCTCTCGACCGGTTTCCTGGCTAACGACATCAGCGCGGCCGCGACGAATGCCACCTTGCTGCCGTCCGGCATCGGCGCCGCGGAGTATCCGGGCTCCGGCTTCCTCTCGATCGGGGGCAATGAGCTGGTGTCATTCACGCGGACAGGCGACGTGATCACGATGGTCCGCGGCTCGCTCGGCACCACGGCCACCACCCATCGCGCACAGGATCGGGTGCAGCTTGTCTTGAACTACGCATCGC